AGGACGATCGGACAATAGGACACCTTCATGAAAAATTACGATAACGTACTTGCTAAAGTGTATGAAACTCCGTGGATGATTATTCCACAGGAGTTGGAAACAATTATTGCCATCTTAGAAAGAAAGATGGAAGGTGAAGAACTCACCAAAGAAGAATTAAATGAGATTCGATTAGGAGGTAGTGGAAATAACGATCAAGCTATCGAATTACCCACATCTCCTAGTGTTGCTGTGTTACCAATTTCGGGGCCGATCTTTCCAAAAGCTAATCTGATGACTAGTATGAGTGGTGCTACAAGTCTCAGCAAGTTACATAGTGACTTTAATACACTCATGGAAAGTGATATGGTCACAGCGATTGTCCTTAATATCGATAGTCCTGGTGGTAATGCAGAAGGTATTAAAGAGTTTGCAGATGTTATCTATAATGCCCGCATGACTAAGAAAAAGCCTATTTATTCAATGGCTAATTTCACGGCAGGAAGTGCAGCCTATTATCTTGGCTCACAAGCTGATAAATTCTATGCTACTGATTCAGCTCTAGTTGGTTCAATTGGAGTTGTTGCAGTTCATACTGAAACAAGTCAGAAAGATGCAAAGGAGGGTATTAAGAGGACAATCCTTACTGTTGGTAAGCACAAAGCAGAAGGTAATCCACATGAGCCCTTAACAGATGAAGCGAAATCGCATCATCTAGATATTATGCAAGAAGTATACGATCAATTTGTAGGCGATGTAGCGCGTGGTCGTGGAATTTCCGAAGAAACTGTATTAAAAGACTTTGGACAAGGGAGAGCATATAAAGCTAAGACAGCGCATAAGCGTGGTATGGTAGATGGCATCCTTACGTTAGACAATCTTGTAGGACAGTTAACCACAGAACGATCAACTACTGGAATTTCTGTTCCAACATCAATGCCGATTGCGGCAGAACTAAATAAGAAGGAGGAAGTCAATATGGAATTATCTCGTGAGACACTAGAACTTCTAGGTCTTAACGAGGAAGCAACTTCGGAAGAAATCGCACTTGCAATTTCTGAATTAGCTGCACGCCCGGTTACTGTTCTTAGTGAAACAGTGGTAATCGAGGAAGAACTCGTTACTCCTGAATTCACGAAGTTGTACCCGGAAGTTGCAGCAGAACTTGCGAGGCTTCAAGAGACTGATCGTAAAAATACCGCGAAGATGTTTGCGGGAGATTATTCTCAGTTTACTGATGACAAGGGAAACACTGGTTTTGGTTTCTCTGCATTAGCTCTTGAAAACGTTACGGAGTTGCACATGAAGGTTTCTGATGGTGTTGTTACACATTCAGACCTTAAGATATTCCTCGATATGGTTGCAGGTGGAAATGCAATCGTTGATTATCGTGAGTTAGGTTCTACTCGTGGTGATGAAGGTGAAGAATCAGCAGAGAATGGTATGGAAGCTGCTACGAAGTTACGTGATATGGCTATTGCTGCTCAGACGGCAGAAGGTCTTTCATATGGTGATGCACTTTCAAAGGTCATGCAGGAGAATAAGGAACTTGCAGATATGTACTTAAAGTCAGTTGCCTCGGAAAGAGGTGATAGCTAATGGCCGAAGGCGCTATTGATATTCTCAGCTTAGGTTTCAATGCGGCAGCAGCAATTACACAGTATACTGCTGTTAAAATGTCCGATGCTGATACAGTTACGCCGGTTACAGCAGAAGGTGATGTTATTATTGGTGTTTCTCAGTTCGGAGTTTCGGCTGCTGAAATTACGAGAGGTAAAGGTGCTTCTGTTCGTGTCGGTGGTATTTCACTCATGGTAGTTGGTACGGGTGGAGTTACTGTTGGCACACTCGGCGTTAGTGATGCAACGGGTAAAGTTGTTGCATCTAATACAGGTGCGCGTCCGTTAGGTCTTGTCCTCGCAACCGGAGCAGCCGGCGATTTAATTCCCGTTCTGCTTACTCCCGGTCTACCCTTAATCCCGTAAAGGAGGTGAGATAAACTAAATGGCATACGATCCTAGTCAACTATATATCGACCCGATTCTAACTGGTTTCTCTACTGGATTCCAGGAGCAGAATCTTTATGCAGAACGCCTTAGTCCTCCCACACGGGTTAATACTAAGAGTGGTCGTTATCGCGTTTTCGATCGTTCCAATTGGCTGATTTATCGTTCTAGGCGTGAGCCTGGTACTTCGGCACGCGAAATCGGTCCGCGCAAGTGGAGTGAGGATACATTCTCAACTCAGCAGCACGCACTTAAGGGACGTGTTACTGACGAGGAAAGGCGTGAATTAACTTCTCAGGGTGGTCTTGCTGATCCAGTGTTTGGTGGAGCATTACAGATTGATCCTGAGCGTGATGTTGTTGAAGATGAAACTCGTTCGCTTCTATTAGAACAGGAAAAGAAAGTTGCTGATGCTTTCCGCAATACTGCTAACTATGCTGGTGGTTTCACTACAGCATTAGCTGGTGCAGCTAAGTGGTCTGATTACACTGGCGGAACATCATCGACTTCTAATCCTGTTTCTGATATTCGTGCAGCTTGTTTCAAGATTTATGGTGCAACTGGTCGTTGGCCGAATACAATGGCAATTCCGGTTGATGCTCTTGGTGTTATTGAGCAGCATCCGCGTGTTGTTGATCGGTTCAAGAACTTTGCACTTACTGATCCAGGTGCTTGGAAGTCGCTTATTAATGTTCCGGCACCTGAAAACTTCTTCATCGTTGAATCGAAGTATAATACAGCACAGAATGTGTATGCTGCTGAAAGCATTGTTTCATTCTGGGGTCAGGACGTTTGGATTGGCTTAGTCGATCCACAGGAAGGTCAGAAAACTAAGACCTTTGCTAAGACGTTCATTTATCCACAGCCTGATGGTTCAATTCGTGCCGCTGATCGTTGGCGTGATGAGGACACTCGTTCAGATATGTTCCGCACAACGTACGAGTACGATCTTAAGGTCGTCTCGAATGTTGCTGGTTATCTGATTCAGACGGCTGTTGCACAGCTCGTCTAAGTAGTATACAGGAGTAATTATATCAAGGAGTATTAATGTATTACGCATGGACTGAAATTCGTGGAGCAGATTCTGATGGTAATGCAACTAGTATTAAGGCTGGAACAGAAGTTACTCCGGCATCACTTAATGTTAGTGAAGAAGAATTTGCTGAGTTAGTTGCAGCACGATCTGTACGGACTACTTCTTATCCTGATATGCCTGAAACTTTTCAAGGTAGCCCTAAAGATTTTATCCTTGAGAAGAAACGAAAGGAATTGGAAGAATTGGAAGATAGTTTTGATACCGATCCAGTTTATGAACCTGAGTCTGAAACTGATGGTAATGATGATGATAGTAATGTTGTTCCATCAGACGATGATGAGGTAGATGAGTAGGGGGTAACTCCCCTACTCATTTCTCATGATTCTGATAGTAATTGCTTGTTTAGTTTTTGTCGCTGGTAAATGTTTCTTTAATGTCTATCACTGGAACGATTAGTGTCATATTGTGAATTAACCGATATTAATGTTCATCTACCTTTAGATAAGGTTCAGATCACTGATGGTGAAGATGATAATTTTCAAATTGATGCTCAAAGGTTAATTCGCGCAAGACTTGGTAGCGTTTTTTCTCTAGCGACTCTTGATGGTTGGTCGTCACCAAGTCTAACTCCTGAGATTATTCGGGAAATAGCGGGCAAACTTATTGCAGCCAAGTATTATGCTATCCTCGTTGCTGAGGATGAAGCAGACGGTTCTAAGTTTGCACAAGATTTATACAATGAAGCAATTTCAATGATTAATGATATTCGCAATGGTGTGTTAACAGTTATTGATGTTTCTGGAAATGAATTATCAAATGACTCATTAACTGAAACATCATTCTGGCCTAATGCCACAACTCAAGAACCTTCATTCTCAGTCGCTGAGGTTTGGAGTTAAAGATGTCCAACATTCCAGAGGAATTTTGGGATGCTTATTCAAACCTCGGTGGCGAAATTGTCATTGAAGATATTAGTTTTGCAGAAGCAGAAATTGGAATAATGGAGTTAGCGGGCTATATCGAGAATACAGCCGCGCCAATGTTGGCGGCTCAAAAAATAGCTCGTGATGATATGGCTAAGAGATTTGAAACTGAAACTGATCCATCAAATACAAAATGGCTTGCTTTAGATCCTGATTATGCAAAACGAAAAGAACATGAAGTAGGATTTGAACATCCAATTCTTACAGGTAAATCCCGAGATTTACGAACAGAAGCTATTAAAGAATCTGCATGGGTTATCAGTGGAGAATCTCTTTTCTTCTCCACAGATGGTTTACCGTTATATTGGAGAATTCATCAAGAGGGTTCAAGTGATTATGGTGCTCATTACCATAAAGCAACACACGAAGGTAATTTAAGTATCGAAGAAATTAAGAAGTTAGGATTTGCTGGCGAAGGCGATCAAAATATCCCACCTCGTCCATTTATTGGATTAAGTAAAGAAGCACAAGAGAAAATTTTAAATACTTTTGATTTGTGGTTTGGTCTAGGTGTTGAAAAAGCATCAAGAGGATTTAAAGTTTCTTCAAGAGGAACACTTCAAGAAGCCGGCCCTAAAGGACAATTTGGACCCAAAATCATTTTCTAATGCCACCATTAATATCTGATACTGGTGATATTATGGATATGGTTGTGGAGTTCTTGGAGGGAAGGGGTGATCTTGGTCTTAATTTTGTAGGTGCATATAATGAAAAAAGAATTCCAAGTTATCCAGCCGTTGTAGTAGTTCCCGGAGCACGTGGAAAAGAAATACATTCCACATCAGATTTCCAAGTTTCCCAAGAATTATTCATTTATGTCTACCACGCTGATCTAACTCTTACGAAAAGAGAACGATCGCGAGCAGATATGAAATTAGTTGCAAACATTGAAGAAGCATTAGAAGAAGATTCAGGTTGGAGAATTGATCCACTTGATGCTAATACACGACAATTAATTTTTTCTTACATATCAGAAACAGAAGCAGGTCTACTTCAACCAAGAGCTAATAAGTCGAACATTGTTATTTGCACAAAAATGACATGGCGAGGACTAACACAACGGAGGTTAAAGTGAAGTGAGAGTAGAATTCAATCATCCAGATTTCCCTAGTGGAATCGAATTCGACGTAGGAGGTTTACTATTACTAAATGGTGAACCTCGAGAATTAACGGACGAAGAAATTGAATCATACGAAGCACGCAATTCAAAGAGTGCAAAAGAAGGTTTATCAGGAGTTATGTTTGTAACAGTTGATGGTCAGTCTTATGAACCACCTGTAACTGTAGTTGTTGATGAAACTCCAGAAGATGGCTTAGAGAGTGAGGTGACTGAATAATGCCGCCTGGAATTGGTGCTACTGGATTTATTGGAATCGCACCGGAAACTACAATGGGAATATTTGTTGCTCCCACTACATATGTTCCTGTTCTTACTGATGAACTAAAGTATACTGAGTCGAAATACTACTCGCAGCAGTTACGACAGCAAGTGATTGATTCCGATGTTAAGCCTGGATATTATCACATTGAAGGAACTATTGAATTAGAAGTTGATACCAATAACTTCTTATACTTCCTTTATGCATCACGACATACAATTGTTAAAACTGGAGCTGGACCGTATTCTTATACGTTCACTCCTTCTACTGCTGGTTCTACTTCTACCGCCGCAAGCGGTGCAGTTCAGAGAACTTTGTCGATTACTTCTGTGAAGAACGGAATCGTATTCGGCTATACTGGCTGCACAGTGACTCAGTATGAATTCACGATTAGTGATGCTGTTCTTAAATGTACATTAAACATCATTGGTCTGGGTGAGGCTGTTCAATCTCTACCGACTGCTACGTGGATTGCACCTGATCTACTTGGTGCAGATTCTCATAATGTGTTCACCGGAGCTAGTGGAGTTACACCTACATTCGCTCAGGTCTTTGGATTCAATGGTTACACGTTGATGATTAACCACAATGCAGAAGCTCAGAATAGAATTCAGTCTCAGCGTTCTGCGAATTATGTCAAGTTTGGTAAGACGGACTTTGAAGTTCGTAGTGATCTTGACTTCATTGATCGTGTGGACTTTGACAATATGAAGTCGAGTGCAACTCAGGCAATTAAATTAGAAAGCACGGTTGGTGGTACTGCTTACTCAGGTGCTACTGATGGTATTCAATTGCAGGTTAATCGAGCTGCATTTGATACCTATGAAATCCCTTCTTCCGGCATGGGTGATCTTATCATGGCTCATTTTGTTGGTCATGGATTAGCACAAGTCGGTGGAAACGGCTATGAAATTGGAGTTAAATCAGCAATTTCTATCTCTTAAAAATGGCTACTTTTTGGCAATCATTTCTAAGAGTAAATGCACAGTTTCTTGCAAAAGAACTTCGTAAAGCAGCAGATCAGTTAGATATTCTAGCTCCGGGTTCTCCGAAGTTAGGCTATATTCTATTTGGAGGAATTAATATGGCAAGTATCGAAGTTGTAGATACATCGGCACCACTTAATGCAACTGTTTCATTCTTGGATGCAGAAGGTAATCCGACAACGGCAGATGACGTTCCACAGTGGTCGTCTGATAATGATGCCGTCGTAAGTGTTGTTGCTTCCGCAGATGGTCTTTCAGCAGAAGTGACCATTGGTGGGCCAGGTGCAGCAGTTGTTTCAGTGAATACAACGAATACGGACGGTTCTACTGCAAGTGCCCAGGGAACAGTTACAGTTCTTCCTGGTGATGCTGTTGTTGGTTCTGTTGAATTTGCAGCACCTGTAGTCTAATAAACTAAGGCCCATCACAAAACAGGAGTTATATAATGCCCGATGCAACTGTATCACATGAGCTTCATCATCATGATTTAAAGTCTCTACCCGGTGGTTGGATTAAACTAAGGCAACTCTCTTATTATGAAGTATTGATTCGTCGTGATAAGGGAAGTATTGCTTCTATGGAATCAATGCCAAAAGCTAAGGGTAGAAAACAGGAAATTAATCGATTGTTACTTGAATCCCTACAAACTTGGGATCGAGATTATCTGTTCAAAAATTGTATTGCTGAACATAACTTAACCGATTTTAATGATACACCGCTAGATTTCAATAATAAGAACACTCTCAATATGTTGAATCCTGTTATTGCTAGAGAAATTGAAAGATACATTGATGATCTCAATGGTCCAGAAGATGGTGATGAAGATGAGGATTTTCCGAGTGTTGCTTCCAACTCCTTAGAACCGCCGAATCCGGTACTACCGATCTTGGAGAGCAGTACGGATTCAGCGACCGACTAATAGCAGATTGTCTCGATTGGTTGCGAATAGCTCGTCTTTGCAAGGAGTTTAATTGTTTACCCTGGCAAGGCGGGCTATTGCAGCAAGGAAATTTAAATGTGAAAAAGTTAGAAGCAGTAATGGATGCCCAAAATAAATATCAGGAATATAAGAGCAAATCTACAAAGAGTGAATAATGGCATTTAGAGGCTACGAACTCAATTTGATGTTGCGTGTTCAAGACCGCGCATCGTCTCGCCTGCGTAGATTAGCAGGTGATATTGGTGGCGTTAGTCGTGCTGCTGAATTACAACGCAAATCTGTTGCTTTAGCAAGTCGTCATTCAAGTATTCAGACTAAGATTACAAATGATGCAGAACGTTTAGCAACTGCGCGTGCTAAAGTTGATAAATTACAGCGGTCGTATAACTACAAAAACGATATTATGGCTGCACAGCAAGCCGAAGCTGCGCTTACTTCAACAAAGAAGCGCGTTGCATTAACTGAAAAAGAAGGCAATCTACGAAACAGATTGCTTGCGAAAGAACGACAAATAGCAGGAACGAGGGCGACCATTGCAAAAGCCACCACAGGTAGTGGAGCAATTCGTCAAGATATTGCAACTTCTCAACTTGTTGGTCGAGGTAGACAACTCGCAACTGAGAGAGTAAATCTACTTGATAAGGAACAGGCTCTTTATCAGCAAGCGCATACAGCAGCTCGCGCACAAATAGGTTATGAGCAACGATTAGGACAGTTGAAAGTAAAGGATTTAAGTACCGCCAATTTAGCGAATCTTGCTGAAGATTCCAGTAACGTAAAAATTAAGCAAGCAGCTAATTCTCTAATTGCTAATCGAACTCAAATGGAAAGAATTGTTGCGAAACAGCAGCAATTGAATCCTCTCTTAGCAACTTGGCAAGGTAAAATCGCAACTGCCAACGATCAAGAGAAATTACTCCTAACAAAAATTGATGAACAAGCTGCAGGAGTTACGCGATCTAATCAGCTTTTGGAACTGCAAGAAGCTGAGTTGGCACGAATAGAAAAGAGACTAACTGCAATAGGTATAGAGTGGCAAGCAATTGCCTCTACGGAACATATAGCCAATATCGAGAATAATGCAGCAGTTGCTTCTTTAGCAGCAGAAGCGGTTGAGTTGCAGAAAGCTGCTCTTGCAGCAGATGAATTAACTGCTGCTCTTAAGCGAGCACAATTAGAAGAAAGACAAATGGTTATAGATGCAAGATTGCTCGCTTCTCAATTAGCAAAATCTCAGAAGATTGAAAGTCTTGGTATGCGTGGTAGAACATTAAGTCATGCAGGTAGTATTGCTGCTATGACTGGTGGTGTGGGACTTCTTTTGGCGGGAGGGGCAGCTTCATCATTTGCTACATTTAATAGAGAAACCACAAGAACTGGAACACAGCTTCGTGGCGTCGGCGAGAATTTCTCATCAGTCACAAGAATATCTAAAGTCTTAGGTAATGAAATACTTGATCTGACACGT